AAAATCTACCATTTCATCTAATTTCCAGTCATTTTTATTTGTAATACCAAATTCCCCAAAATGTTTGTCTTTTAAATCTATTTTACCATGAGCATATTTTTTAATTAAATATTTATATAAAGGTTCTACAAAATTAAGTAGTAATTTTTTTACCATCTTATCTTCTGGGTTTTCCAAATTAGGGATATCTTTATTGCTAGTAACGCCAAATTTTTTATATTTATGATTATCTTCAATACAAAAAGACAATCTTGGATTAACTTGCCCAGAAGCTTTAAACAAATGATGTGTCATTAATCTTTTATCAAAAATTGTTCTCGAAATACCCAATATACACCGTTTTGTTTCTATAACTGGAACCTTCAAATCATATATTGCTGATAGTTGTAAATCTTTTTGTTGAATTTTAGCATCTTCAACACTAATTAATGCTAATTTTATCGTGATTTTATCATCAAATTTAACATCTTTCAACTCTTCTTTATTTATTAAAATCATGGATGTATCGCTTTTATTGCAAAATAAGAATTCATCATCTTTTACTTTTATATATAACTTTCCTTTATTTCCATTATATTTTATTTTAATTGGAAATTTCAGTACATTATATTTTTTTGGAAAATAGCATTTTGTTTTTATTTCAAATTTTTCATTATTAAATATATAAGTTGGTGTAAATTCTTTTCTTTTATACTTCAATGAATTATTATATTTTTCCATTGACTCTGGCGTTATTGGACAATTTTCTTCCCAAATTTGTTGTTGAATTGTTCCACGAGAACCATCTTTAATTTTTAAAATTTCTTTATTTATGAGTGTACCTGTTTTTGTTAAAAGCTTGTCCCATTTAATTCTTTTATCCGTAGGAATATCTTTGCCATCGCTATTTTTTACTATTAAATAATTGGTAAGATAGGTGTCTAAACTATTAAACATCTCATCCTTTTTTAAACCTTCTTCTACTTTTTCAACCATTTTTTTCGGATACAACTTTAAACTATTTGCTTTTAATTTACTACCTCTAGAAACAATAATATCCGTATCTGCTTTTAATGAAAATGTTGAATTAAACATACCCTGATGAAAATGACCAATTTTTTCTTTTTTTGTAGTTGAATTACTAGCATCAATAAACACATCTACATTATCCATACCACGACCATTATCTAATCTAGTAATAGTAACTTTGTCATCTTTTCTTTCAATGTGAGTAATAATAATAGGCTTATAAGTATCTTTTGTTTCTCCTTTTGTTTCTCCTTTTGTTTCTCCCTTTGTTTCTTCCATATATGATAAAATAGCATCCTCTTGATTATCCATATATTCTTTATTTGAAGATAAATTATCAGTATTCACATTGGTGTGAATTCTATGAGCCAAAGTACTCGAACCAATAGTGTTTGTAGCCATTATTTTTAATTTGATATTTTTAATAAAAAAAAAAATATCAATTTAAATAAAAACATATTAATACCCTCTTATTCTACGATGACAACAATTGCAACAAAATTCACAACATTTAAAAAAATAGTGAAAACAAAATAAACCAACTTCATTCATTTTAATTACTTAATATATTATTATAAATATTTTCGAAATCTTTATTTATTTGCCAACACTTATTTGAAAACTTATCGTTAAAAAGCGGGTCGCTATTATAATACAATTTACAAAAACATCGAAAACATACAAAAACATCAATCAACGAATTATGTAAATTTTGCGGAACGGTTTTAAATAAATATTCATGTAAATCAACTAACTTCATCCATTTTCTTTTTATTTTTCTACTACGTTTCATGGTACAATATTTCATATTATTATAATTTTCAAAAATGTTATAGTCTAACCAACGCAACGATTCTACACTAATTATAGTTTCATCGAATTCAATATTGTGCGCCACGATAATTTGACTCTCCATCAAATCTTTATTAAATAAATTTAATATATCTATAATATTTTCTCCTTTTTCCCTCATAATTTCATTTGTAATTCCATGAATATTAATCGCTGATTCGGGGATTTTTTTCCCTTTCTGTAATTTTATAATATGGTCGTTAATTGAAATAATTTTACCATTTGTAACATTAAATACCAACCAACTTATTTGAACAATGTCGGGCCAGTTTGAAAATTCAAAAATATCAGCCTTGCGTTTTTTTGGTAATCCTGTTGTCTCAACATCGAAAATAAGAGCTAACATAATTTTATTGCTATAAAAAAATTATAATTGTTTATATATTCAATTTAATATTTAAATAATTATAATTGTTTCCATATATGAAAAGTTGGCAAAGTTAAATAATAATTTTTTTCACATAAAATCAATTCTATTGATAACATATCATTGTTTTCATCGTATAAATTAATTTTTTCTATATCCCCGTGTTTTTTTAATGAAATTCCCGTTTTTTCTATTAATTCTGGTTTTAATACAAATTTTTTACATAAATTACAGGTAACTGTTGGATTATCGTAAATACTTGGAAAATCATTATTTAGTCTATTTATATCTTGTAAAATATTTTTTTGAGATTCTTTTGAAAATAATAACATGAAATGTATATCACTTACATTCTCTTCTCTGTCAACTTGATAATTAAACCATAAATCTTTCAAAAACATACCGTTCAGTTCCTCATTTGTATTTTTATTAATTATAAATGATTTATATAAAACATTCCAAGAATCATCTTTTTTTGTATCAAACATGGCCAAATAACTTTTCATGATATATTTTGTATGTTTTTACTCATAAAAACATACAAAATATATCAATTTAATTATTCCAAAAACAAATTACCAAAACGTTACATGATTTAGCATAAAACGCTTTAAAAGTTGTTTTTAAATTTTTTATTTATTTTGATATTTTTACAAGGACCAAACGATTTTCTATGCCATGGTGAAATACCATATTTTTTGATACCATTCATGTGAATTTTTGTTCCATACCCCATATTACTGGTTAGTCCGTAAAATTCTTCCAACGACGTATGTTTTTTACACATTTCTTCAATATATTTATCATGAGACACCTTTGCCAATATTGACGCTGCCGCAATTGAGGCATATAATCCATCTCCTTTTATAACACATTCGTATGGTATAATTTCATCATTATTAGTATATAATTGAAACTGTGAACCATCTACTAATAAAAATTCAGGTTTAACAGTTAGTTTGTCGAGGGAATCATGCATACAATCAAACGTTGCATTATAAATATTATTATAATCTATTTCCGAAGCTTCTTTGTAACTTACAGAATAATCAATTGCATTATTTACAATAAAGTCATAAGCCATATCCCTCTTCTTTTTGCTTAATTTTTTACTGTCTTTAATGAAAGGTTGTTTAAATGTTTCATCGTTTGGTATAATTACGGCTGCTGTATAAACTCTACCAAATAAAGGACCTCTACCTGCTTCGTCTATACCGGCTTCTAATAAATTTTTATTATAGAATGTTTTTAACATATATAATAAATTAGTAAGTAAATTTTAAATAATTTTTTAAATGATTTTAACTTGTATTCCTGGCGAATTATAGTTACTTCCCATACCACTACCATGAACACTACATTTTATAAATACAGTTCCTGTTGTTTGTGGTGTAAAGATAACTTTTGCCCCAGCTGCTCCCGCTGTCCCAACCGTTGATTGATTGGGGTATAGCGTTGAACCATTCAAAGTGGTTACAAGTTGAAAAGGGTGACCACCATTGGTAGCATCTGATAAATCAAACGTATATATTGCATCTACTTCGAAATTTAATGATAAACTAGCATTCCCATTAATAATATACTTGCTACCTACAACAGTAACCGTGTAATTAACTCTTTTTACCTGATTTTTACATTTACAAATAGCCCTGTTTTTAATAGCTCGGCGAACAGCTATACTCTTACCACCAATTCCACCAATTAGAGCATTTGCCCTTGTTGCGTCTGCTTTAGTTGCACCAGACACCCGTGCATTTTTAACACCCATTCTTGCGTTATTTTTTCTAATTCCACCATTAAAACCATTTTTTACACGATTGTGAGTAAGTGCAGGCATTTTATAATATATAAAAATATTTTTATAAAGAAATATTTCTTTATAAAATTTATTGTTGGTTATTATTTATTTTTTTTTTCATTATATAATTTATATAATGAAACTTACTAAATTACATTTATTTTTAATTTTATTATTAGTATTATTATTTAGTTCTTTAGGTATAGGTATTTTAGAAGGTTATGGGATAATTGAAGGAAATCAAAATATTGAAGATAGTACATTTTCTTTAAATAATAGTAAAAATGCTAAAAGAGCAAAAAAGCGAACTACATATACTCCCGATGTTCGGGTTGAATTTAAAAAACTTGGTAATGAAAAGAAACCTATGGGATATGGTTCTGCTTCAGGTTTAACAAAAGATGCTATTCCTCCCGGCGATGAACATTTATATGTTCTTAAATCAGAAATGGTCCCACCGGTCTGTCCAAAATGTCCAGAAATATCGGGTGGTAATAGTGGTAAGGGTGGTAAGGGTGGCGATTGTTGTAAAAAAACCAAATGCCCTCCGTGTCCTGCCCCAGCAAGATGTCCGGAACCTGCTTTTACTTGTAAAAAAGTACCCAATTATAGCGCTTCTTCTGTAGATAATGTATTGCCAAGTCCTATGTTTCAATCTGGCGGTGGTTCTGGTGGTGGTTCTGGCGGCGGTTCTGGCGGTGGTTCTGGCGGTGGTTCTGGTGGCGGCGGTGCTGGCGGAACAGGAGGCGTTATGCCGATATTAAGTTCATTTGCTAAATTTAATTAATATTTTAAATATTTTAAATATTTTAAATATTATATTTTCTTTTTTATACAACTTTTATCTATTTTAAGCGTAACTTCTCTATTTTCTTTAGGAACTATTCTAATTAAACATTTTGATTTTTTACCGTATAACGATTCCGTACATCCTTTTTCTTTCTTGTTTTTCTTTGTTTTCTTTTTTTTTTCTTTAAATTTTAAATCTTTTAAATCTAAAGTACATCTAGACCTGAAATGTTCATATCTTTCTCTAATTTGACAGTAATTTAGTCCTGATTTTTTTTTTAACATTTTATTAATATGTTCATGTAAACAATACATCCATTTTGAGAAATTTGTTCTATTTTTTAAAGCTTTATTATTAAGAGGTACAGCTTTCAAATTTTTCTTCATATTAATTCTACAATATTTGCATGGCAAAACATGTCTTAACGACATAATAAAATTTTTATATCTCTTTTTTTCTTCTTTGCTAGGAGAAATTGGATAATTAAAAGACATTGTATGTAAATAATGCCAAAGACTCGGTCCCCATACACTTGTTAACATACCATCTCCGCTTTTATAATCATTTTTGTTATAAACGCGCTTTTTTGTTTTTTTTAGACGTTTTTTATTTTTTTTTTTTGTTTGACCTTTCTTAATAACTTTTATACGTTTTGTTTTCATAGATATAAATTATTTATATTTTTTTTTTCCCAAATTATTTAATGAATCCTTAATTTTTTCTTTTAATTTATTTTTGTTAACTGAAATATTATATTTCATTTTCCATAATTTAACATAAAATTCTTTATCCGTTGATAATGATTTCCTAGTGATTTTTATTAATTCACCTTTCTTATTTCTTATCATTAATAATCATATATAATAAATATTTTTTATATTCGTTAAAAAAAATATCTTTCTTATATTTAGTTAATTTATATGGACGCAATAAAATATCAATTTTCTTCAAAAAAATTTTTAATAATAATTATATTAATTTCATTGTTTTTAGGAGCTGCTTTTTATGTTTATAATAATTATATCGCTCCGAGGTTAAATCCTAAATTTGTTTCAAATAGAGAATTTACAAAAGAAGAAGCTGTTAATAATACAGAACTGTATTTTATATTTGCAGATTGGTGTCCTTATTCTAAAAAAGTTATGCCTATATGGGATAATTTAAAAGAAAAGTATGATAGAAAAAAAGTAAATAATTATGCTGTTATTTTCAAAGAATTAGATGGTGACAAGAATGAATCAGAAATAGATGATTTTTCAAAAAGATTTAATAAAAAAATAGAGGGATATCCAACAATTATTTTAATAAAACAAAACGAAGTTATAGAATTCGACGCTGACCCGACGAAAGAAAACTTAACTGCCTTTATAGAAAAAACATTATAAATTATAATATTTAATAAAATTTATAATTTATTCAAAATATTTCATAAATATTTCTGCATCTTTTTTTCCAGATTCAAAATACTCTATTCTTTTTTCCCTGCTTTGTATCAATTGATAAAAATCTACGATTGAACCTGTATTAACTTGCAATACATATTTTATTTTTTTTTTATATCTTTTTTGTCTTATTTTTTTTGCAAAATTATTTAACAATCCTATATTAAAAGTCATCATATTTTCATTATTTATTTCAGTTGAATTTTTAATATATAAATCAATTCCTAATATTTCATCTAAATTACATCCAGAATTATCCTTTAAAAATTCATACATCGGGAATTTACAAGAAAAAACACCATCGATATAAAAAATATCTTGATACTTAAGGGGTATAAACATTATAGGAATACTTGAAGACATATATATTGATTTTAATATATCCATATTCGGTGTTTTATCTAATGAAAATTCTTTACTTTCCAAAGTATCGCAATTTGTAGCAAAACAACATAGTTTTTTTCCAGAATATTCATACAAATCTTTAAAAGTAAAATTATCTTTTAATTGTGTTAATTTTATAAGAGGTTCGAAACATTTTTTAAATAATTCAAAATTAAAAATGCCATTATTATTATAGGAAAGAAATAATTTTTCAGTATCGATATCAAACAACTTTTCCCATGGTCTATCAATAATATAATTATAAATAATATCAATGTCTAATTTTAATGACAATAGTAGGGATATCATTGAACCAGCTGAAGTTCCGTATAACTTTTCAATATTATCAACCTGAAAAAAATTGTTTTTTATTAATGTATATATAGCTGAAAACTGTTTAAAAAATTCCTGTCCTCCAGATGAAATTATCAAATTTTTTATCATTATATATATTTACCAATTAATTTTAATATTATATTTAAAATTAAATTTTTTTTTCTTCATTCTAATTATGAACGAAAAAGTAAATCTAGATGACCTTTACAAAACTAAAAAAAATACTTTTGACCATAAAATTAAAATATATGAAAAAATATTAAATAGAATACATAAAAAAATTAAAACAACTGCAAGAAAAAGAAATAGTGACTGTTTTTGTATGTATGTTGTACCTGAATTTATTTTAGGATTACCTAGATATAATATTACACTATGCACTACACATATAATTGATAAATTAGAAAAAAACGGATTCAAAATCAAATATACACATCCAAATTTATTATTTATATCTTGGCAGCATTATATTCCATTATACGAAAGACAGGCTTACAAAAGAGAAACAGGTGTAAATATTGATGGATTTGGAAATGTTATAACAAAAAAAAAAACTAAAAAAAATGAACCCGAAAATATAAATGAATTATTATTAAAAAACAGCGATAAATCAAAAATCAAAAAAAATAAAACTAATTTTAAAGATATTTCTTCATATAAACCAACTGG